GACGCGAAGGCATACGACTACACGGGCACAACCCGTGGACAGTATATTGCTCGCCTTTCTGAGGTTAATATACCTCAGTTAATCGGTCTTACGGATCCTGCAAGTGTTGCGTGGGAACTCGTCCCATTCAGCTTCGTCGCCGACTGGTTCATACCGATCGGTAACTACCTTGCAGCCCGAGGACTCGCTCAGAGTCTTACGGGGACGTTTGTTAAAACTATAACGCGAGAAGAGCGGTTCTCTTGTGGCGGGGTGTACATCAGTCCTCAGTACCGGATACTCAATCAACCGAGTTACCGGGAACACAGTCTGACGATGACCCGCACCGTGAGTTCATCTCTTGCAGTGCCCCTTCCCAACTTTAAACCGTTGGCGAAGGTCGCGTCGTGGAAACACTGCGCAAATGCCGTAGCACTTCTTGTCCAGACCTTCGGGTCCGGCAAATTGAAGAGTTACATAACTTAAACCTCCAGGTTAGGTCCCCTCCACTAGTGGGACTGAAGCCTATTTAGGAATGACACAATGAGTGCCATCGCCAATATCACCGTCTACGACGGTGCAGGTACGCCTGTCTCCCATACCCTCGTTGCCGAGAGCGTCACCCGTGAAAAAGGTGAAGTGATCGCGACGTGGCGGGAACAGCTTGCCTCCGTTCCGAAGTACGCGCAAGTCTCAGCTACGGCGAAAATGTCGAAGCTGAAGTCTGGCGTCTACCGGACGGATCTCCGGGTCGAAGTTCCGGTCATGGAGACCGTGACGAACCAGAACGCCGCTGGTTACACTGCAGCACCGAAGGTCGCCTATGTTAATACCCTGCAAGCTGTAGGGTACTTCCATGAGCGATCCGACGTAACTGGCCGCAGGCTTGCGCGGCAGGTTCTCGTGAACCTGTTGAACAACGTCTCGACCAGCGTGGCTGCTTCCAGCACGGGCCCGGTGCCTGAGTTGATCGATCAATTGGTCTCTCCGACCTAACGATCGTCGCGGTTCACCCCTACTTTCCTAATTAAAGGAAGCTTCATGCGCAAATTCACGCGCTGGGATGAACAGTGGGACACTCGGGCTACCAACGAGGTTCTCCTTCTCCTTGCCGACAGGCACCTTGCCGCTGTAAAAAGCGGCGAGAAACAAGCAACCGAAATTCGCACTCTCGTGAGAGAACGCGATATTGGCGGCTTGTGCCTCTACGAACTCAACTACACAGACCTTACTGCAGAAGACACGATTCACCTGCGCCAAGTCCTCGCGTTCTTTCAAAAACGCGAAGATGTGGAACTGGGGATCGATCGTCAGCAAGTGGCCTGGGAAAAGTTCGTAGAGTCCGAAACGAAGTGTGCAGAGTCAAACGACCTCTTCAGACGTTACTTCGCGGGTGGGTTTTCATTCCTCCCGCGCGCTGAGTCCGTGCTTTTTCGGGCTCAGCGGAAAATAAGTGCTGTCCTAGGGGACGTCCCTGAACTCTCGCAACTACGCTTGCGTTTCGGACCTGGTGCGACGACTCAAGTCAAAAAGAAGGACGCGTCCGCCCGGCGTAAGCTGGCGCAGACGTTCGCTAGTAGCGAAGACGCTATTCGCCTCCTCCCGGAGGTTTTAGCGGAGGTTCCGCTCTGGTCTGGCTGTCCAGCCGACCAGGGAGTGGTCTCTGTTCCTGTCGAAATCCATGAAGGCAGGATCAGCTTCGTTCGGAAAAACGCGAAGACTGACCGTACGATTGGCGTTGAACCCATGTTGAACTCGTTTGTTCAGCTAGGGATTGGCTCCTATATCGCGCAGGCTTTGCGCAGAGAGGGGGTGGATCTGACGGACCAGACGCGAAATCAGCGTTTGGCTCGAACTGGTTCGCTCACCGGGGAAGTAGCAACCCTGGACCTCTCGAGTGCGTCGGACTTGATCTCCAATGGTGTCGTCGAGAGCTTGCTCCCGTACGACTGGTGGGACTTTCTCCGGACCTTCAGGACCGGTAGATTCGTCACACCCAAAGGAGTGATCCGTCTCGAGAAGTTTTCTTCGATGGGGAACGGATTTACGTTCCCGCTTGAAAGCCTTATCTTTTACAGCCTTGCTTGGTCGTGCTGTGATCCTCGTGATCATCAGTCGATCAGCGTGTATGGGGACGACATAATTGTCCCCACGTACGCATATCCTCTCTTAGTGGAGGTATTGAATGCTGTAGGCTTTCAGGTTAATGCATCGAAGAGCTTTAGCTCGGGACCTTTCCGCGAAAGTTGCGGGAAGGACTACTTATCCGGAATCGATGTGCGGCCTTGCTACATAAAGGCTCCTTTATCCGGTGATACATGCTTTGTCCTGCACAACTTCTACGTGCGGAACTGGCAGCCGGAATTCGCTCAAGTGTTACGGGC